GCCAATTTATTAATCGCAGGCAACATGGCCTTTCCTATTGCCAATTTGACCTCAAAGAAGGCATCCTTTATATTAGAAAATTTTCCAGCAGCTGTGTCCATCTGGGCTGACATCAAATTTGCGAATCTTCCGCCCTCATCTGTGAGGTTTCCTAATGCTGCACTAACGTCATCAAATCCAATAACTCCAGCAGATATCATTTCCCTTATATCTGCGGTTGTTACCTGTGCAGCTCCACCGAATTTGGTTGTGCTTGTTTCGGCAAGTTCCAGTTTAGCCTTTAATTGTTCGAGTTTGTTTGTTGCTGATACAAATGTAGACGTTCCTTCTTTTCCTGCCTCACTGAGTTCTTTTATCTTTAATTCTGCTACTTCGACTTGTCCTCTGAGTGTTTCGAGTTGTAGTGCTGCCTTGGCGGCATCTTCCCCAGTCTGACCAAGTCCTGTTCCTGCAAGTCTGCCTTCGTTTGCTAATTTGGCTAATTCTTCAAGAAGTGGCACACCTGCTTCAGTAAATTGTCTTAATTCCTGCCCTGTCAGTTTGCCAGCGGCTCTGACTTGACCAAATGCGAGAATAAGCGCAGGCAATTTATCCTTCCCAACTCCAGCCGAAATATCACCCAGTTTCTCCAATTCTGTGAGGGTGTCTTCGGCAGCTACTCCCATAGCCATAAGTCTTTGGGCTCCTATGACTACTTCATTTAATTCGAAAGGAGTCTCTTTTGCGAATTTCTTTACATCCTCCAGAAATGCTTGTGCTCTTTCGGCTGAACCGAGCATTGTAGCAAATGCTATCTCGGTCTGTTCAAAATCTGCGGCTGTTTTTAAGGAAGATACTCCCAAAGCTGCCAAGCTTCCAGCCAGTGCTCCAGCTGCCGCAACTGCCGCAACTGCCCCTGTTTTTAATAATCCAAGGCCAGCATTAGCTGATCGAAAGGTGTTACTAAATTCGTCAACTGCTTTTATTGTTATGGCAACAACTGCTCCGCCAGCAATTCCGCCGAGTATTCCACTAACCATGTTTCCTTTTAGCTTTTAGTTGTTCTCTCTTTAATTGTCGATTGTGTTCCTCGATGTAGTGAGCTGCCGCGTTGTAATCTGCAATTGGCATTTTCCTGACGTATTCGAGTGTCCAGCCGTAAAACTTGCAAACAATTAACTCACTACGTCTGACTGGCCACTCTGCTGAAAATCCCCAAATTCATTGACCTTGTTTATCAGTTTTTGCACTTCCAAACCTTCTTTCAATGATAGTTTTTGGATTTCCTCTGCAGGAATGTCTGTTGCGATTTCAATTAGCTTTTTCACTGCTTCCTTTATACTTTTATTCCTTAACTCCTCAACTTCCAAGGCGTCAATATAAGAGATTTGTTTCACTGTGTAAGTCTTCTCGCCTATCTTAATCTCTTCCATTTTACCAAGGATTGTACTTCAGAGTCCTGTCCCATGCTGTTGCGTTCACATTCTGAGCGGCAATCTCAAAAGTTGCCTCGTTGACTCCTTCAGATGGGCTTGGAATATCAGCACTAATAACACGACATCCAGACAAGTAAAACTCCACGTGTTTGCTTCCTATTGATGTACTGCTTGCTTCAAGGTCAATCTCTGCGTTGAATGTTTGGCCACTTTTATAATAGTTCTTGTATAACTGCTGCATTTCTGTATGATATGCATCCAGTGTCAATGTCAAAGTGTAATCTTTGTTTCCGACTGTTGGCACGTCTGAGATTCTCGAACCATTCAAATAAAATGCTCCTTCGATGTTGTTGTTTATCTCAAAAGTTACCTCTTTGATTGCCTTGTAGGTTGTGCCTCCCAAAGAAACTGTCACATTTCCCCATTGGAATGTGTCTCCAGACATTGCTGTGACACTCGCACCTGCTGGTGTTCCAGATGAGTAAGTCGCCGCTTGTGCAACATAGCCACATTCGGCTGAAATTCTCTCGCCCTGTGACATGGTAATAGTCACAGTGTTTGGCACCGCACCGTTTATTGTTCTGTTGAAGTTTGCCCTTGTCCCATAGGTCTGCTTGGAATCTTCAATCGTGAAACTAAATGGTGGATTGAATGGTCCTGAAGTGAATGCAGATTGTCTGCCTCCAGTCAGAATTTCAGTGGCTGTGTGTACGCAGTTTGTTCCAGATGTATCACATACTGAACCAATCGCATAAAATGGAACTTTCCAGTCTTGTACTCTGAATGTTAAGGTCCCTTCGACTGTGTTAAGTCCTTGCTCGTATGCAACTGATGTTCTACTGCCAGTTCCCAAATAACGATTTCTGGCATATCCTTCGTCATCTGTCAGGTTATGCTCAGAGATTTGCCCAATCCAAACACCGTTCCCGCTTGAAGTTCCATAAGTCCCAGACTCGTGGTATAAGGTTACAATGTTATCGTCGCTTGTGTATCTTCCCATTTTTCCTCCTTTCAATTCTCGTTAAAAAACGAATATCCCAATTGCATTATCCTCGATTTAATTCCGCCTTCGCCAGGTTCATCTACTTCGACCGAGCTGAAGATTTTAAAATCATGAAAATCATTTTTTATGCTTCCGTTTGATTCATACATTAAAGTTAGAAGTCTCTCCATGACTTCATTATAAATTTCATCTTTTTCTTTTTGGTTTCTGGCCCATATCCTAATTTCAAGAGTTAATTTGATGTCTGCCATTGAGGACTGCATCCCGACTGGATAAGCCTCGACATTTGTGATTCTGATTGTAATCAATGGGTACTGAACTTTTCTTTGTGGATAGGATGTCATAATAAAGCTTGATTTTATGCTTCTTTTGCTTGAGATTGGGTCAGTTATATTCTCCAATAGGTCTGTCTTTAAGAAATTCAATAAATCCTTCAGTACTGTGCTTCGGTTTGCCATGTCTCGCTTGACGTTCCTGACCTCGCTTGGTCAAAATGATTAAATTAACTTAATATTTATATGTTAAGCAGAGAATTATATACTCTTAATCTCTCCCTCAAATATTTCTTTTATCTTGTTCTTGTTTCTGTCTTTTGAATTGTTAAAATGTCGTCTGGGAGTCATTCTTGTAGTTCCATACTCCAAAAATTTCGAATACGGGATTTTCGTGAAGACTGCTGCATCATCTGCTCCAACTTCAAACTCTACACTATTTAAGAATCTGCCAGTATCGACACTTGTTGGCTCTGGCCTGTGTCCTGCAATACTTGATTTAACTTCACCTTGCATAAACAGAGCTGCCTTTGAAAGGGCCTTCTTTTCATTGTTTTCGGTATCATGCAGTTTATCTCTTAAATATTTCATTGCCTCTTCATATCCGCTTATTTTTATTTCTACCTGTTTCATTCTCCTATCATGCTCCCAGTTAGGCGCCTAATGTATGCCTTCTTGTAAATCTGTTGGTTTGACACCTCTGGAGCGATTACTTCGCCCATTAATGTGAAACTTTCTACAGGAGGGCTTCCAACGTCTATCTTCACTGTAAGTTCGCTTCCAATTAGTGGAATGCTGCCTTGTAGATAAAGCATTTGGTCAGAACTGATTAATTTGCCTTGCTCCATCAAAATCGACTCCGTAGAGCCCTTATTTGCCATAATCGGCAATACAATGCCACTCGTCCAAAAGTTTCCTGATGGCAAGAGCGTCGCAACATCATCATAGACTGAATCTGGCACTATGTTGAAATAATTAATTCTCACTTGTTTGCCAGCTTCCTCAAGCAAACTTCCTATTCCTGTTAAAAGTTTTGATGCTATTGTCATGAGTCATAATCCTCGTAAATGTGTACTATCAATCCATGGTCGCTTGGCAAGGTCATTATGCTTCCACCACCCCAATTTATTTCAAACTCCCCAAGATATAATCCTGATCTTGCGGTGTCTGAAGCTTGCCATCTATATTCAACTTGTCCTGCTTCGCTTCCAGTTATAACACACGCCCCGCTAAACTTTGCCGTGTATGTTGTATCGTTTGTGGCCATATTGAAAAAGACCGATCCGCCAGACAGGTCGACTGCACTGCCTGTGCTATACTGGAGTGTTGCCGCCAGAACAGGCTTTGTGTCATTTCTTTTTATTTTGAATGTTTCCATTTTCCCTCCTTTCAAGTCAAGATTATCCTTATGTTTTTCTCCAAATTTAAATCATCAATATTAATCTCCATCTCTTCCTCTGGGGTGTATGGGTCGTTTGTAGTTGTGTCATTCGTATATCTCGTGGTGAATCTCAATTGAGGGATATTTGACCAATCCATAGTGTAAGAACCATCAAATGCAAATTTTCCTATCTCGGCACTGAGATAATTCCATCCATCTGCCATGCCTGTTGCCAACCATGAATAAAGTGCCTTTGATTGGATTGCTCCAGAGACTATGTCCCCAAATGAAAAGTCAATACCGTAAAAATTAGTCACATCAGGACAGTAAAACCAAAAGCCCATTTTATCATCAGTAGAATGCCCAGACCAATCGCCATTGTAAGTATTCAGTTGGATTGAACCGTATCCGCTTTGCTGCCTCCGATGTAAATAATCTATTATAACATCACCCTCTCTCCAACTGTCTTCATCTTGATTTGTGAAAATTCGCATACGGAATTTTTTTATTTTTGTCTCATCTGCGCCACCTGCCTCTTCGGCTTCCGGTAACCTAACAGTCAAACGATAAAAGTTCCACCCGATTTCTGGCATTGCAAGCTGGTCATTGTTTGATGTATCCCAAATATTCCATCCTGTCCCATCGCTTAAATAGCATTTGATTCCAGAGATTTTGTCGAGTGTCGTTTGATCTATAACATATAACCAAAGGTTTGCTTTGTGAGTATTATCTGTAAAACTTTGACTTGTGAAATTCAAGTCAAAACCGCAATTTGAATCTGTCCCTCCCTTTGTGGCGTTTATTGCGGCTGTTCCTTCTTTAAAAGTTGTTTCATTCAATGAAAGAGTGCAGTCTGTTGCTGTGCTTGTGTCAGTAAGTGAGTCGCAGGCA